ATGGCAGGGTAAGGACTTGCAACATTCCACGAAGGGTCAAAGGTCGCGGGAGTAACCGAGGTGGTGTGGACGTGAAATGAGTTATCCACCGTCTTCCCTGCAATCTGCGTTACAAATTTAATTATGTCCATACGCCCTCACACACGTGCCAGCTTCATCGGTATAAAATTCTAATTTCATGGTCTCACTCCGTTGTCTACGTGGGGCACGGTCATTGTCTGCACCGTCCTCACCGCGTCAATTGCTATCTGCCAACTCTCGTGTTTACTCGTTGGCTTTATCAGGCTTATCGAGTATTCACCCGGCGGCAGTCGGTCAATCGCCCTGGCAACACTAACCACTTTAGGCGATAAGTCGGTGACTGGTTTCAATACAGGTTCAATGTCGGTCATTAATGCCCCGCCCAAATTTCGCCCTTGTCGTCAAAAAGTATATGCTTGCAGTTATAGCCCCGGCAAGCGAACGACTGATTTCCAGGCTGCCCAGGTATCAATCCGCGCTTCACCCAAAACGATGTGGAGTGCCGCTTACCCTTCCACTTCGAACACGTGGGGCAACTTTCCTGACCATCATCCCCGCCAAAGGTAAGCATAATGTTTTTAGCGCCGCGCAGTTTACCCTCTGCATAAACGCCGTCAAGTGTGTTCGCGTACCCCTCGGAGCGGTCTTCAACCTCGCTGGTGTTATCCTCGTCCGGCTCTTCTTTTTTCAGTTCCTTCAGCCGCTCAAACAATTGGTCGATGAATCCGAATTCTGTTTGCTGTTTATTGGCGATCCATATCTTGTCGCTGTCATTCATTTCTCGTATGTCGCCGCCGCCGTCAACGTACCCAGAATCGAAGGCGTTACCAAACGCTTCTACCATCGCCTGTTTCATGTTGTTCTTAGGCTTGGCAATATTGGTGCTGTCGCTTATGAGGTATTCGAGGATTGCGTTCTTAACCTCATACTTATACTTTGAGCGGATGGAGTAATAGTCACCCGCTTCAAATGAATGTGTAAACGCGTCTACCAGTCGCTTAACAAGGTTGGTCATTATTTCGCCTTTGCTAACTTCTTAGCCAGTTCCGGGTTGGTCAGCTCGACAAACTTTTTCCAATTCGGAATGCTGGCGGCAATGATTTTCTTTTCTTCCGGCTCTCGATCGGTTTCATCCTTTTCTGGTATTGTCTCAGTCAGCACCCCTGACTTCCTTCGGATCGCTTTCAGGTCGTCCTCTGATAATTAGTTTGTCTGAATCGCACCCAGGAACGTGGCTAACTCGGACAAACTGACCTGCTTCTCAATCGGTGTGCATACCAGTTTAGGACGCTTCGTCATGCCAGGGAACGCGCCCTCGTTCAGCGTGAATATCCTTTTGCCTAACTGCGCGTCAACCTGCGAGATCAACCCTTCCATCATGGCGTTGAACACGGTTATAAACATCTGCGAGCTGTCGGTCATGGCTGCGTATGAGCCCGAGCCGGATACTGAGGACAGCGCCGCCCACTGCATGTTGTAGACCATCAGTTTTAGGATCCCGAAATACTTTATCGCTTCGAGGATGGAGGGAGCGGCGGAGAAATTCACGTCTTTCAGTTCGCCCACAACGCCTTTAGGCCATGCAGCGTAATTGCCCTCTTGTGCTGTCATAATGTTTTTAGCAGCGCGTTTCAGATTTACTTCATCGCCAGGTGTAAGCGATTCGTTTACCGTCACATCAAGGTATCCAGCGGCGTGTTCAAATCCCACGCCCTGCACGACCTCCAACCCGTACTTGATTCTTTCCAACCGCCATACAGCCTCTAATGGCGATAACCCTTCCGGGTTCTGTAAATCCCCAAACGCAACGTGAAGTGATCGGTTTAGCGGGATGGTTACTTGCGGGTTCGGGTTATCCTGTTGGATGAATCCCCTTACCTTACCCGTCCTGTCATCCATGTCCCACTTGTAGAAGCTGGAGTGATCGCGCCATGCCAGCCTGCGCACACCAATAAGATTGTCGTTGTACTCTGATTTCCATTCGTCACCATCTGGCGCGTTCCAATTCTGTGAGCGCACGCCTAAGACAACTTCCCACCAGCCGAAGCCCATGAAAGGGACCTGACTTATCAGCGTTGAGAGAAACCCATCAGGACCGCCTTCAATGTCCTGTAGCATCTGTTCGCCAAACTCCTGAGCGCGTTTGTCGTCATCGCTCGCATCGTCCGGCAATTCCCATTCAAGTTTCACCGCCCGCGCTAACGCCTGGTAGACGTTGCGGACTATGGATATTTCAGGATCGGAGCGGCGCATACGCGAGTAAAGCGGCTGCACCCCCGGCCAATGTAATTCGCGGTGATAGGCTTCTTCCACGTACCCCATGTATGCCTGTAGTCCAGCCGTGCCTATCTCCGTCCATTTTCTCTCGTTGTCGCTCATTGGTATGTCGCTCAATGTGTCCTCACTTCCATCTGCTTACAAAATCATCTGTATTTCCTAAATCCTGAAGGTCATCCCACGTAGACCCGGATTGAGTTATCAGGTTTGCCAACAGTAAACTCTCACCTTTATCTGGTGAACGCCCTAGCCGTTTCTTAATCTCACTCTTTTCTTCAACCAATACACCTGACACAGTTACCCGGTATTTCGCGGAGCACAGGTCAGCTACAACCTCATTCCCTGGGGGTAATGACAAATTGTCGCCGCCGTTCGGGTCGAGTGCGTCTCTCATTCTCCAGTAGTATTCAGCCCTCATGTTTCTCATTTTCAACTTACCGCTTTTGTCCCGGTACTCACTCGCGTTTGATGCGTTTATCGCTGTAATTCCGGGGTATTTATCCTTCAAACTGTCATAAACGGATGAACCAATACCAGCAATATCCACGTTCATAATTTCAGGATCTTCGCCGTTCAAATCCTGTCTTACTAATTCAGCCGCTTTGGGTCCATCAGAAACAACCGCGCCCGGCCAGAACGCTAATTTGTCAAACCAGTTATCGTACCTTTTTGCCATGCTCATATTGTCGCGCCCACCACGCGCCGGGTCGATACCAACCGCTGTAAGGCGCTCTGGTTTCTCTGTTTCCAACCAGCGCCGCTGTGCTGCCAGTACCCATTCAGTCGGGATAATCTGCCAGGGGTCAGGGGATGACGCGGCGTGAAAATCGCCATAAAGCATTTGTGAGCGCAACGGTTCAGGTAACGACTGAAGCACTGAGCGGTAACGGTTATCATCTGCAAGGAACGGATTATCCTCAAGGCGTGCAGGGATAAACGTCCTTGAAAGTGGGTAAATAGTTTCGCTGCCATTTTGTATCGGGTCGCCATTTGTAAACTCGCGTTCTTCTCCGTCTATCGTTGCGTACCATCTCAACTCACCAGGCTTTGCGGGATTAGGGTGTTTATCATCCAGCCACGCAGCCCAACGCTTTATTACCCAGTTTCCTTTTTCGTCAATCGGGGGGTTGCCAGTACATACAACCCTTACCCGCTGCCCTCTGTCAGTTGATCTATTCCATCCACAAATAAAAACATAAATGCTTTCTTCAAACTCTGGTATTTCATCAAATAGTTTATGGTCGTGCGGTCTACCTTGCCAGTCTGTTTTATCCTGATCGTATTGCACCGCTCCAAACTCTATCGTTCTTCCGTCCTCAAACTCCCATGTTTTATCTGACTTGTTTTCCTTTGCCGCGTCTCCCAAAACTTCTCGGGTATGTCGCATTAGCTCTTTCAGGTTCGGGTACACTCTCCTAAATATTGCGCTGTGCTTGCCTAGTTCTGTTGCCAGTCCAACCAGCAAGGATGATTTACCACCACCCGCTGCCCCGCCGTAAAACAATTCGTCTGCACGTGAAAGAAGCGCTAACCATTGTGGCTTACTCTGTGGTATCCATTTCGCTGTCCTGTTCTGCACCCTTTCCAGATACGATTTCTCCGAGGGCATCAGCGAGTTTAGATATTGCTCTATTGTGTCCTTCATCCGTTGTTTTTATCGCCTCTCCATCCTTGCCTGTTAGTTCGTGTCGATCAACAAATAACTTATGGTATTTCCCTAGTGTGGTCATTGCTTCTAATGCGCTGTAAAGTTCTAATTCTGTTTCGACAATTTCCTTGTCGTCGTCACTTTCTTTTTTTCCAATAATGGTTGTTACTTTTTGTTTTATTTTCTTGATAAGTTTTGTTTGTGGTTTGATTACCTGATTACCGTTTTCATCTTTGGTCATCAACTCAATAGAGAATCCGCTTGTGGTTACATCCATCAAGTCGGTTATATTCCCCCTGGCAATGTCAGTCAGTCGGATTAAATCTTCTTCAGCGGAGATCGCCTCATTGCGCAAAGCCTCTATAATCTCAGGCTTTTTCAGGTTTTCTGAACCGATCGAGTAAGCAGTTTTTGGAGAGTACCCGGAACGTAAAGCAGCCTGCGTTGCATTCAAATCACGCAGGTA